TCTTCTTTCGGGCGCTCTTGTTGTTCTATAAATCAACATAGCATCTTCAGCTAAAAGTAATTGTTTCCAAATTCTTCTTATTTTATCCAACATCGATGTACCATAAGGAAGTTTTCTATCATCACCCAACAATCTAAAATGAGCAATTTCCCAAGCTTGAAATTCCAACTCTTTGTTTTTCCATTGAAATCTCAATTCCCTTGATGGTAATTGCATAGCATTTTGTTGATTTGGTGTTTTACTTTCTTTACCCTCGAGTCTTTCTATTTCGATATTTGGTAATTGTTGACAACCAACAATACCTCTTTCGGGGTCAATCTTAAGGTAAACAAAATTATCACCATACTTACAAACACCTCTTGTCCACATTTGTAAGTTAGTATTTAAATCTAATCTGTTTAAGAATAAATCTTCTAACACACTTTTAACCCTCGTTGATTCAGAGAATATTGTTAATATCTCACCCTTTTCTGAAAGGGTTGTTGATTCTTCCGCGTAAATATCTAAAGCCGCAGAGATTTCAGGTGTAAATTCCATTGATTCGTAATCATAGTACGCAGACAATCTGTTTGGTTCATAATAAACAGATTGGTTGTATAATGATTGGTCGAGTTTTGTCCATTTGTCTGCAATATATTGGCTCTGTTGAGCTTGCAACATTGCCTTTTCGTATTCTTCTCGACTACTTGTTTTTAATATTTGCTCTTTATCAAAATTAAATGACGGAGCTTCTTCAGGGGTTACCTTACCGGGAAACCCAAACATTTTTGTTAGTCTCTGAAATACCGTAAAATTATTGTTATCGGCCATGTATATAAATAGTTTATCAGAATATAATTAATTTTATTTTGAAAATAAAGGTTTATCTCTTCTTACCAAATAACCACGAGTATTGTTGGTAATTTTCTTTAGTTGCGTTATTATTATGTTTTGGGATATTTGGGTTATTATCCATAGACATTGAACCTATTTGGTCAAAAGCGGTACCGTAAGAATAAAATGATTTATTTGGTTCATAAGTTCTTTCGGACAATGTCCAAGATTCTAACATCGCTTTATTTGCGTTTTCATTTTTAGTTAATTGACTAAACGATATATCACCAACATAAAGAGCCATAGACATACTCATAATAGCATCATCATGTGCTCCCTTCATATGGTCAGGTCTACCATTTATGTAAACAAATGTGTTTAATTCATTCATCAATCTTGTTGACCTAACTTGAAAACCCTTTCTTAATTGTTCTTCAAAAGCGGCAACAATTTGTGTTCTTTTATTGTTAAAATTTAATCCAGGAATTTTTTCCATCGCTTTGGAATTATATTCCCAAATATTCTTAGTATTAATACCGTCAATATAAAGATTTTTGTAGTTCAACTCTTGTAACTTTCTTGATGTTGCAACACCCATACCTCCTGTAATATCGACAACAATAAACGCCTCATATAGAATACCCCATTTGTATGCAATGGATGCTAAATCATCTGGTGGTATTTTTCCTATGTATTCCGCAACCTGTTCCCTTTCATCAAAATCAATAATATTAATAGATGAGAAGTCTTCACTATCCCCGCGAGATACATCTACACCCATAATATACTTATGACCTTGTATTGGTTCTTTCCATTGCCAAAAGGTACCTTGCATATATTTTTCTTTTGGGTCACGCAACATATTTTTAACAATATTGTCTTGTATCTCCGTTGGAATTACACCGTCACCTGAACCAAGGAAATCACACTCTAATTCTTGTGCGATTTTACGTCTATCAAATTTGAATTTTTTAGACATACCCTCAAACCATGAAGAAAGTGGTTTATAACCATCTTCCTCATACTTTTTGTAGTTATCAATATCGAAATCGTACATTACAACTTCGTTATCATCATATTGTTCTCTGTTTAACATATAATGAACAATATCAGAACATTTAATCCATCTTAAATCTTTAGTATATCTGGGGTCCTTAAACCATCTTAAATCGGTAATGTGAAAATCATTAACACCCCTGATTGCTTGGTCATATACACCATAATAAATTGGGTCAAATCCATTAGGGGTAGAAATTAAAATAATTTTACCACCTGTTGATAGAGACGCCATAGATGCTGCCCAAAAATCTTCACCCGCTTCAATATATGCCGCTTCGTCAAATACAAGTATGGTTGGGGTGTAACTACGTAACGCATCCGCAGATGTTGCAACCGCTTTTACCTCACACCCATTGTTTAATCTAAATCTACTTTCAGAATTCTTATCGGGTGAAAACCCAACATTTAACCAATCAGGCCATTGGTCTAAAAAATGTCTAATTTTATTAGCCATTTCAACCGCAGTATCTTTTTTGTTTGCAATAACAAGAACCCTTTCAGGGTTTTCGGGTTTTGCTAATTGTAATTTTTTAGAAATCCAAGCAGCGGTTACTGTAGTCACACCCGCCTGTCTGTATTTTCTGGTTATATTTTCGTTATGTTGTTCGTAATCTTTTAGTAACTGAATTTGGTCAGGGAACAACTCTAACGGTACATATTTTTTTTGGGTATTATCATATGTTTGAAGATACGTTTTCAACGCGTAGGTTGTATCTTTCATTATACGAGCATACTCTTTTAATTGTTCAATTTTTTGATTACTCATATATATAAATATGAAAAAGGGTGGTTAAAACCACCCCTAAACTTTATTTTTAATCTGTTGGACCAACCGGGTCGTCGTCATCATCGGATAATCGAATACCCATATCACCTAAGAAATCCCTCAAATCAGTTTTATTTATATTATCACTTACTTGTTCTAAATCTTGATTGAATTTTAACATCGCTTGTTGGTACTCCAACTTTCTCAACATTCGAACAATTCCTTGTAATAACTCAGACATAAGTCTTTTTCCATCTTCAGAATTTGATAACACTTCTTTAGTAAAAACTAAGAATTGTTTAGCGGGTAATTTAAAAATACTTGTTATAAGATAGTTTTGTAGAAAATATTGTTCTTCATCGTCAAATATTTCATCAGGAAATTGTTTCCTTAGTCTATCATAAATTGCCGGTCCCAATCTTAAATCCCAAACTTCTTTTTCAAGAGTGTCTTCAGATTTTTCAACATCCGCAAAACGTGGGTCCTCTTTTCCTTCTTTATCTTTTGGTCTTCCTTGAGTACCAAATATTTCATACGTACCTTTTATTAATTCGTGAACTAGTATCGGAAAGTTTACCGCTTCAGCAACGACAGTGGGGGGTTTTGTGCTTCGTTTTACTTGTTGTTTACCACCGATTCCACCACCACCCATCATGCCTTTCATTCTGTCATCACTTAATTGCCAATATAAAGTATCATTTATTGACATCAAAATACCGTAATTATTAGTTAAAGTATCTGAACCCGTAATTTCTCTAATTTTATCAACAACGAATGAGTACATGTAATGTCCTCTTTTGGAAACACCCTGTATAATAGCGTTAATAAATCTTCTTTTGGCTTTTTCCAAATCCAAATCAAATAAATCATCAGCCAAATCTTTTTCAACATCAACAGGTTCAATATTGGGTTGTTTTTCCATTTCTCTATTGAAATTTTCTGCACTAACCCCACCAATAGATACAATTTTTGCATCGTATTGAATTTTGTATTTTTTACTACCATCAGGTAATCTATAAAACACACGGTAAACACCATCATTAAATTCTAAACCACCATTATCATCATCTAATAAAGTTTCCAATTCACTTTTTCTCAAAACAGGTATTTCATCAACCGCTAACCTAACAGCTAATTCAATCAACTGGGATTTATGTTCTGATTCTGCACTAATAATTTCATTATGAGCATATTGCATCATCCTAATTAACGGTGCCATATCCTGTTCATTACCGGAAAGGGTAATATTAGAACCAGTTAATTCCCTTAATTTTTCAACAACCTGTCTATATCTTTCAGACGCTAAAAGTTCCTGAAAATTTTTATTGGGTTCTTCTCCTGTTTTTGGGAATGGTATTTTTTTAAGTGGGGTATCCCCTGTAGATAACGCCCTTTGAATATCATCATGAGGTCTATCTTCGGAATCAAAATCCATTGGCATTTCATTAATATCTTCAAGTAAAGATATTAAATCTTTCTTTTTAAATCTCATTTTTAATTTTTTTCTTTTCGGCTATCGCCTTTGGTTTAGGGTCAGGTCCAATTTCTGGTTCAAACGGGTCCCACGGTTCATCTTCTTGAGGTCTAGTGGGGGTATTTGGTTTGGTTGGGGTGTCTACATCAGGTTTAGTTGGTGCGGGTGCTGGTTGTGATGACATTATTGAATCGTATGTCATAAACTCAGGAATACCATTGTGTCCTTTTTTTGCTCTTGTTGATGGCATTGGTTGATATGTTTCTCCCACCTTTTCATTAATAATACCCATGATATCTTTTTTTGATGTGAAGTGAGAATACTTTGATTCTGCTAAGTCTAAAACCCATTCTTCAATTTCTTGAGATTTATTTTCTTTGTGTTTTTTATCTTTACACTTACAATCTTTCATTCCACAAACAGGACAAACTTTTGACTTATTTTTTTCGTTCAATTGAACGTTAAATCCAGCGTCTGTATATTTTTTAACTTCAGCAGGTGATGATGTTTTTTTCATCATAACAGAACCAGCCTCTTTTAAAACCGTATTTGATAATGTTATAAGTTCACTATCACTTAAACGAGAAAGAGTTTTATCCGAAAACCCCTCCATCAATAATTTTTCAATGATTAATTTTCTATTCATGATAATTTTGAATTTATTTCTTTTTTTGATAAGGTTATTTCCCTTTGTTTTAATTTTTTTAATACGTTTTCATAAGATTCACCAAATCTAAAAAACAATCTCTCATCGTCTAAATCAAAGTTAGATTTTTCCCAAGCTAAAGCAATTATACCATCTACAGCATCAATAACACCGAAGTAGTCAGAATTTTGTATTAATTCAAAAACTATATCGGTGTCTTGAAGTAGACCTACTTGGTCTATATATTCTATGCTTGGTGATTTTGAACTTATTGTTGATGATGCTGGTACGTCAAACCATTCGTCCATGTCTATCTCAGTAGATTCACTAAAAATGAATTCATACTGTTTTTGACCTTTATAATCGGTTCCGATTTCGTTGACATATATCAGTACCATTTTACTTAAAGTATTTTCCTAAAGTTTCAGATATACTTTTGTTGATTTCGTTTTTTATTTCGTCCAAATCAATTTCTTTCAAATCATCCCCACCCAAGTCAGCATATTTTCTTAAATCGATTTCTTCTTCTGTGGACATAGGAGTGTTTATAAAACTTTCCAATTTATCCATAGCGTGCATTTCATCTAAATCTTCATCACCTGTTGGTTCTGCGGGTGTGGTATCATCGTCTGCTGGAACATCTGGCATATCATCAGACATTTTAGCATCATCATCAACTTCTCTATCGAATTTTTTACCGATTTCTTCAATATCTTCGTCATCAAGTTTATCCAAATCAACGGCGGAAATAATCATATTCAAAACGTATTTGATATCATCACTTTCCATTTTTTCTTTTTGGTCCCTTAATTCTTGACCTAATTTACCTGAATACTTTTGTACTTCAGACATATAATCAGATGGTTTAGCACCATCAGTACCTTCGTCACCCATATCACCTTCAGGTGCTGGTGGAACATCACCCTCAGGAGCCGGTGGTACATCACCCATATCACCCTCAGGTGCTGGCGGTACATCACCCTCAGGAGCCATTGGTGGAACTGTTGGTAAATCTCCCATATCAGGGGACGGAACCGGAGCCTCATTTGCTGGTTCTGCGGTTGGTTTTTGTTTTAAAACATATTTTGTTGCTTCATTAAGTTCACCACCAGATAATAGTTGTAATCTTTTTAATGCCTCAGCGTATGAATTAAATTTATTTTTATTTTTCATAAAAAGACCACCAATGTAGTCTAATGAACTTTCGTTTAACCCTTTTTTTACGTAATAACCATCTTTTTCTTTAACAATACCATATCTAAATCCATTAACTGATTCTGATAGATATTCGGTTTTTAATGTTGATGATTGATTTGATGTAGTTGATTTTGCATCACTACCGTAATAGGTCAACTCAAGGATACGTCTCAATTTGTCGTCTCCGTTAAGTTTTTCGCTTCCTAGTGGTTTTAAATCTGCCATTTGTTTAAATGTTGATAATTATATTATTCTTGTATCCTATAAATACATGCATATAGTAATTTTTTATTTCTAACCTTTGTTTTTATACCGAACAACTTCTCGATATAACCATTTCTTCTTAGTAACTTGAAAGTTAAATTTTCATATGAATATTCACCACCGATTTCTAAACCGCTTTGTCTAAACTTCTTTAGTTTACTTTTTATTTCGTCTACTTCTTTAATTACGTCTTCACCGTTATCCGCTCTCTCCTCCAACTTATCAATTACCCTTGCATACTCTTCACTTTTTTCAAGTATTTTTTTGTCATCCATTTCAAATGCAGAATCCAATTTTTGAGGTTCAACCACCCATTCGTTATTTAATATTGAATAAACACCAGTCGAAACACCGGGTGAATCAATATCTTGAACGTAGAATTCCACCTCAAATCCTTTTACTTTAATATCATTCGATGACGCCCAAGCCTTTTTCTTTAATTCAAAAAATTCTTTTATTATTTCGTGATACACAATTGAGTTTGATTTAGCCGAATCAAACTCGTCAATATCGATAATGATGTGAATATCTAAATCAGAATAATTAGACCAATTATAATTTGCTAAAGACCCTGTAAAATGAATATCATAAATAAAAAAATCAAGACCTATAAAATCCAAAAACGCGTTCGTAATCTCTAATAGTTTTTCTCTAATATTCTCTTTTAATATATAAGAACCATTTGATTTATCAAACATATCTGAAGAAAGAGAATCCTTAGGTATAAAGGATTTCATAATTTTTTTATCTTTCTCGATATCTTCAATAAACTCTTTGTAGTGTTTCATTTTACTCTTTTATATTTAAAACTCTTTGATATGTTTGCGTTAAAATATTTACCTTGAGATTCAGATTTTTTAAAATCGGTGAATACTTCTAACGGTACATTCTCATATTCATAAATAGAGCCGTTGTTAAATTCAATCAAAAGATTCTTATCGTCAGTATTAAAAACCGCTCTACCGATATTTGAAGATGTTACCACCACCTCAATTACGTTACCTTCTGTTTTTTCTAAAATAATTGCCATAATTTTTTAGATATTATTATACATAATAAATATCAAATAAAAAACCCCGAGCAACACATCTTCCATTTTTTGAGTATGTTTGTAAAGAACATATTCTGTTGAGACGTTTTAGACAA